CCGGCATGGCTCCGCCGATGATGATGCAGCCGGTCCTGGACGAGAACGACGAGCCGACTGGTGAGATGGAGCCGGTGCTCGACGCGGACGGCAACCCGCGCGCGCTGAACATCAACGTCAACGCCAAGCGGTTCCTGTTCGCCGAGGACCATGAGGTGAAGTTCGGCTCGCTGGACGAGACGCCACTGAAGGGCTTCATCGAGTCCATCGACATGAGCATCCGGCACCTGTCGGCCATCTCGCAGACTCCCCCGCATCACCTGCTCGGGCAGATCGCGAACCTGAGCGCCGAGGCCTTGCAGGCCGCGGAGACCTCCCTTGCTCGCAAGATCGAGGAGTTCCGCAAGTCGTTCGGTGAGAGCTGGGAGCGCGTCTTCCGCCTCGCCGCCGAACTCAACGGCGACACGGCCGCAGCCGAGGACATCCACGGCGAAGTCCTATGGCGCGACATGGAATCCCGTTCCCTCGCTCAGACAGCCGACGCGCTGGCCAAGCTGAAGGATCTCGGCATCCCGGTGCGTGGCCTCATGCGCCGTGTCCCCAATGTCACCCAGACCGAGCTCGCCTCGTGGGAAGACATGATGGACAGCGCGCCCGAGGTGGCCATCGCTAACGCCATCAAGAGGGCGGCGCCTCCCGCAATACCGGATAGCACTGCGGTCGCGTGAGCACCAAGGCCGAAGAGGCCGACCAGGCATCCATCGCGTTCCACTTGGCGCTGACCCGTATCGGGATCGGCACCATCGAGGAAGCGCTGGCGTTGTGGACCGACGTCAATCCGACGAAGGTCGCCGCCACCGGAAGCCGCTGGTCGGTACGCGCCGTCGCGCTCGTCATGTCGCGCCGGCGCTGGTCGCGTGATCTGGCCTTCTCGTACTACCGCCTGGTGCGGGCATTGCGAACGGGCACCACGATCGCCGACCCCTTCCATCCAAACGAGCCGCGCCCGACGCTTTCCAGTCTGCGCAAGGACTTCGCCGGCAGGGTCGATGAGATCAATCGCGTCAGCCCACAGGCTGATACCCCCGCCGCCCCCGACAGCCCACAGTCTGACACCTCCAGCGATGACGAGGCCGACCGCCTCATCATCGAGGAGTTGAAGGGTCTCGCGGCTGAAGAGGCGCGGCTGGAGAAGGCCGCAGAGGAAGAGGCTCGCCTCAACCTCGAAGCGCTCGGCCCGGCCAACCTGGAGTCCAAACTCACGGATGTCGGCCCAACCGACGCGGCTGAGATGGACGCTCTCCGCGAGGAGGCGCACCGCGAAGCCGGCGCACGTCAAGCCGCCGCCGCCGAACGATTGGCGATGGACGGTGGACGCGGCGCGCTGTGGCTGGTGGGCGGCAGCGACAAGCGCTGCATTGGCTGGGTGCGAGTGTCTCGAACGGGGACGCCGTGTGGCTTCTGCGCCATGTTGATCTCGCGGGGCTTCACCCCGAAGTCAGGGCGATACGCCACTAGGAACACGGCCGGTGGCCAGAACCTCGGATATGGCGCGAGCTATGACGACGGCGACCTGTACCACGACAACTGCCACTGCTACGCGGAGCAGATCTTCTCCACGGCGCAGCTACAGGGCGAGAGATTCGCCCTCAATCGGAAGTACGCGGCCGAATGGCCAATCGTCACAAAGGGATTGGGCGGCAAGGACGCCCTGTCCGCGTGGCGCAAGCACATCCGAGAACAGCAGCAAGCGCAACTCCGCGCAGCAGCATGACCGAGCCCTGGCGGCGAGGTCACCCCCAAACACTAGGACGTCCTGGAGGCGTAAGTGCCCGAGTCAGAGAAGACCGAAGCCGAAGTCACCGCCGAGGCAGAAGCCACGGCGGCAGCAGAGGTAGCGACGAAAGAGGCTGAAGCCCAGGCGGCTACTGCCAAGGAAGCAGAAGACAAGGCGTCTGCCGATGCCACTGCGCTGGACGCAGAGAAGGTAGCGGCTGCCGCCAAGGATGCAGAGCTCCCAGAGTGGGCACGCGCCGAACTGACCCGCGTTCGCAATGAGGCTGCCGCATCGCGGATCAGCCTGCGTGACGCAACGGCCAAGTTCGAGGGCGCCAAGACTCCCGAAGAGTTCGCAGCCGCCGTCGCTGAGATCCAGGCGGAGAACGTCCGCCTCACTCAGGATCTGGCTCGCACCACCGTTGGCACCAAGTACAAGCTCCCTCCCGAGCTGGTCGCAGTGCTGACGGGTGACACGCCCGAAGCGTTGGACGCACACGCCAAGCTCCTCAGCAAGTTCGTCACCGCGGAAGAGGTCGACCCCGAGACTCTCTCGGGCGGACTCACGCCGGACGGCACGAACGGGGCATTCGACCCCGTGGCTGAAGCACGCAAGGCGCGCCTCTCGCGCTACTGACAGACCCAAAACGCAAGGCCCTGAGCAGAACCGCTCGGGGTCTTCTTCATGCCCTTAGGAGGGCCCCCGAATGGTTCACCAAGTCATCAAGGCAGAGAAGATCGCGGCCGTTGCCGCCGTCGCTCTGGAGCAGCAGCTCGTTGTGCCGGCCACCTTCCGGCGCGAAGGCATCGACCAGTTCAAGGGCGCCAAGGACGACACGATCAACGTCGTGGTCGAGGGTGTCCTCCCCTACCGCAGCTACGGCTGGCGTGCAGACCGTTCCGCCGAGGTCGTGTTTGACGAGTACGTGGAGCGCAAGGTTGCCGTCACCTTCGGTGGCGACATCTACTCCGCGGTCAAGCTGACCGACGAGCAGAACCTCATGGACCTGCCGGGCTGGGCCAAGCTGGCCACCAAGCAGACCGAGGCGATTGGCCGCGGCCTGGAATACGAGGCCACTCAGGCCGTCATCAACGCTCCCTACGAGGTCGAGCTCGGCATCACGACAGTCGGCCTGAAGGCCGGTCTGATCCGCGCCCGCAAGGTCATGAACCAGCTCCGCCTCCCGGCGCACGGTCGCACCATCCTGCTCGGCACCGACTGGGAGTCCGCGCTTCTCAACGACGAGAAGATGCAGCTCGCCAGCAACGTCGGCGAGGCCGAGGCCATCTCGGCTCTGCGCGACGCGACGCTCGGTCGCCGGTTCGGCTTCAACTTCGTCGTCGCCCCCGAGCTTCCCTCCGATGTTGCGATCGCGATGGTCGACAGTGCGTTCATCTTCGCCACTGGCGCCCCGTCCGTCCCGCAGTCCGTTCCGTTCGGCGCCGCCGCCAGCCACAACGGCGTTGCGATCCGCTGGATCAGGGACTACGACAGCACCCGGTTCCAGGACCGCTCGATCTTCAACACCTACAAAGGCTTCCGCTACGTGGATGACCCGCTGGTGGGTACCGACAACGCGGGCCAGTCCTTCGTGTCGACCGCCAACCACTTCGTTCGGGCGATCAAGCTCAACCTCGACGGTGCGGACTCCCTGCCCGACGTGAGCGACGGCCGTCCCGGCGTCAACGCCAAGTTCACGGACGCCTACGACACCGAGCTGTCCAACATCACGGGCCTCGTCGGCGCCGTGGCTGTTGGCTGATCGAGCCACAAGCAATCGAGCGGGTCGGCCTTCGGGTCGGCCCGCTCTCCCTTGCAGGTAAAGGAGATCCGCGATGGCACCCTTCGCGACACTGAATGAGTTGAAGGGTCGCCTGGAGTGGACTCTGGATACCGCCGAGGAGCGCGCTGCGACTGGCGCGCTGGAAGACCTATCTGAGTGGGCCCGGTACTACGGACGCAACTGGGAGGTCAATGCATCTCCGCGGCTGGTCAAGACCCTCGTGCTCGGCGCAGCCGCACGCTTCATGCGCAACCCCGACAGCTACACCCTTTCCCGCGCCGGCGATGAGTCGCTGGGTTGGACCGACCGTGGCGCAGAGTCGGGCACGGCGACGTTCACCAAGAACGAGATCGAGGCGCTCCGAATGCTGGTGCGCCCGGTCGCTTTCGGCACCGCGGCCATGACGGCGTGGGGCCCGATGCGAACCGTCGCGCCGGATGGCATGGTGCCGGTCGCTGGCGGTGGGGACAAGTTCCCCCTCTTCAGTGACGACACCCCCTGGTGAGCCGGCAACGCAAGCGCGGCCAGCTCATCACCGTCTACTTCTCCAAGACGATCGAGGACGCCCGCGGAAACAAGTCGCTGGTCGTGGACCTCGCCAGCGGCACTCCCGAGAAGGCGTTCCTGATGCCGAAGCGTGGAGCTCGAGCCGAGGTGCCCGGTCAGGCGCAGATCCGCATTATGACTATGCAGGTCGACCCCGACGTGCAGGGCATCGACCTCTGGTCGCGCGTCGGCTGGGATGGACGCTTCTGGGACGTCGTGTCACCACCGGCGCTCTGGTACGGCACGCGACACACCCGGCACTGGAGCATCGACATCCGGCTGCGCCCCTGATGGCCTACATCGAGAAGGGCCGCGTCGGCAAGCGCCGCAACGTCGAGGAGCTCGTCGCACACCTGCCCAACGTGCAGCACGAGGTTGACCACAAGGCCGCGATCATCGCCCGTCGCGCTAAGGCGTCCCTTGCATTCCACCGCGACACCGGCAACGCCCACATCGAAACGATGAAGGGCGACATCGACGCCTACGTGGTGCTGGTCGACCCCGCCGCACTGAGCATCGAGTCCGGCCGCGCCGATTTCATCATGGCCAACGGCAGGCTCGGTGGCGGCATGGAGGGTCTGCACATCTTGGCCTACGCCACCTACTTCAAGAAGCGACGGAGGTGACGCATGGCTGGAGTGCCTGACGAGATCAAGGCGCTGGCCGAGATGAGCCCCTGCGAAGACCTGGTGCTCGCCATCCTCAAAGACGGCCTGCCCGGCATCAACGTCCAGACCCTCATCGAGATCGACCAGACGTTCCCGCTCGTCCTCCCGCGGCGCATGGCGAGCTACGGCGGCGGCACTGCCGATCCACGGTTCACCGACTCTGCGTCCGTCGCTGTCTACGTGTTCGTCTCCGACCCGAATGGGGACGAGGACGCCGGCATCCTCTCCGAGGTCGTCCGCGTGCTTCTCCGCAACGCATGGCTGGACCACCGAGTGATCCCTGGCCGCGGCCACATCACGCACATCGAAATGTCAGCGCCTCCTCACCGCGTCACCGACTGGGCCACGGCTTCCGGTCCCGTGCAGTACGCCGACCTCCCCTCGGGGGTTTGGCGATATGAGACCCGCTACCTGGTCGAGTCCAGGAAGCCGTCCACCACTCCATACCCGCTAACTCCCTGAATCTAGGAGACCACTCTCATGGCCCAGAATGACGATGCAGTCCTTGTTGTCGGCTCCGGCAACTACTTCACCGCTCCAGTCGACACCGCGCTCCCCGCAGACCTGACCGCCCCCGGCGTCGCATGGGCCGTGGTCGGTCACACCTCGCTGGACAACATCTTCGGCACCGCTTCCGATGGCGGCGACCCGACCACGATCGGCACCTTCCAGAACAAGAACCTGCGCACCAAGTACAGCCCGCGCACGGAGACGTTCAGCATCATCCTCCAGCAGTTCGACACGCCCGGCCTGAAGCTCTACTACGGCTCCAATGCGCCCGAGCTGACCGACGGCACTGTTGGCGTCCCCGTCGAGCCGGTGCCTACCACGGCTGCGTTCCTGGCGATCTTCGTGGATGGCGACAACATCTTCGCGTTCTACGCGCCCAAGGCGGAGATCTACCGCAATGACGACCTGACCATTGCCGACACAGAGTCCCTCGCAGGCCTGCCGCTCGGCATCAAGCCGCTCATCTCCGGCAGCAACGCTTGGGCCTACGCCGTCACGCCGCTCGGCGAAGCCTGAGTGATTGCGTGACTCACTGAACACCTGCCCCGCAGTAATCGGCGGACC